AACCACGGAAAGCCTTACAAGAAGCGCAGAGTCTCAAAAATGGAGAGTTTTTCATTGATGATGATTCTTTTCGTTTGCTTCAATTAATCTCATCCGAGTTGTCTGCTCCAATGTACGCCAAATCATTTAAGAGTCTGTTGGGTTACGCAAGCGGATATAACTACCCAGCTGAGCCAGGGGTTGTCATGCAGGATCGAGGTTCAATCCCCCGCTATATGCACCTGTCTGCTACTCCTCTATCCTCTGCAATCTTAGTTGCTCGTGATGTTGCGAACAAATTCAAAGAGCGCAACAGAATTGAAGTTCTGAACACAATCATTCTGACTGACGGATACAATACTGATCAAGCCCTGATGGTTGAAGATGTTTCTCCTCTTGAGGGCACCGACTACAATCACATAACATACAAGCGCGACGGCAAGAAAGTTTCAGAAGTATATATCAAGGAGGGCGCAGTCTCTACCAAGTATGTAACCACTGATAGATACGGCCATGGATATAGAATGGGCTGCGGAATCTCTTCACAAGATTACTTCTTGGCTCTGCTGACCCACTACAAAAATACCACTGGGTCGCGCATGATCTGCTTCAATTTGGTCTCTGGAAGACCTTCTGATGTCCGTGACGCATACTTTACAGCGACTAACCGATATGACTACGAAGGATTCACTGCAGCCCATAAGATATTCAAAGCTGAGGGATTCATGGAAGTTATCGGCGCAACAGCATACGATGCAATGTTTATGATAATGGGTGGCAAGGGGCTTGAGGTCGACACTTCAGATCTGGAAGTCAAGTCCAACTCCAAGGGTGATCTAAAGCGTGGATTTATGAAGTTCGCTAAAGGTCGCAGCGCCAGCCGAGTGTTTCTTAATCGCTTCATTGATAAGGTTGCCTAAGACATGAAAATAAATGAAACTATCGTAAAAAAAGGGTTGACATTTACCCGTTTGTATGCGATAATAGTATTCTAGATTGAGTAAGAAGTTAAATAAGTTAAACAATCCTTTTTGAGAGAGGTCAGATTATGAGTGATGTGAATATATTGTTGAGTGCCCTGCGCGAAGTTGATACTGCTGGAAGTACACTCACACGAAAAGAAATTAATGTGGTTGCCGAGGGTCTCGGTTTAGCTAAACAGGGTTCAGCGGTCGGCTATATTGTCGGCAACTATGCTGTAGCGCGTGGTCAATATGATGTTTCGGGCGCGCCCGCACCATATGCTCCACCCACTGCCAAGCAGAAACCCATTGTGACAATCGTATCACAAAATACTTCTGCCCTTCCGGCGGAGGCCGCGAGGGTTTTAACCCAGGCTAAACTATCAGTGACTATTGATAATCTGATTCCAATTGCAGACAGTACTTATGTGCCATTCGGTTTTCACAAAGACCTAATTCGTATTATCAAGTCGAAAATGTTTTATCCCACTTTCATCTCTGGTCTCTCCGGCAACGGTAAGACCATGATGGTCGAGCAAGTTTGCGCGAAATTGAAGCGCGAAGCAATGCGAGTTAATATCTCCATCGAGACGGATGAGGATGATCTGATTGGCGGCAATACACTTGTCGACGGCAACGTAGTCTACCGCGAGGGTCCTGTACTTACCGCAATGAAGCGCGGTGCAGTGCTTGTATTAGACGAGATTGACCGAGGCTCTAACAAGCTAATGTGTCTTCAAGCTATTATGGAAGGCAAGCCATACTTCAACAAGAAGACTGGTGAGATCATCTCCCCGGCTCCAGGGTTTACTATCATCGCAACTGCGAATACTAAAGGTCGCGGATCTGATGACGGTAAGTTTATGGGTGCCCAGATTTTAGATGAAGCATTCTTAGAGAGATTCGCAATCACAGTTGAGCAAGAGTATCCATCTGCTGCCCAAGAGAAGAGAATCGTGCTTGGCAAGATGCGAGTCGCTGACTGTGTTGATGAGACTTTTGCTACCAATCTCGTGACATGGGCTGAAGTGATCCGAAAGACTTTCTACGAGGGTGCCATCGATGAACTGATCTCTACCCGCCGCCTAGAACACATCGTTAAAGCGTTCTCAGTGTTCGGTGACAAGATGAAAGCAATCGAGTTGTGTGTTAATCGATTCGACACTGACACAAAGCAAGCGTTCTTGGACCTCTACACCAAAGTAGATGACGAAGTATCACTAGCTGATGATCCGACTGAAGAAGTCGCTACCGATGAAGAGGTGCCTTTCTAATGAGTATTGACTATAGATACAACGAAGACAATGCAATACGAGACTTACTGGATTATGTGGATGATACTTATAGTCAACACTATTCCAAAAATAAGTTTCAGGCAACCGAGTTTATTATTGATAGCGGTCATGGCGATGGATTTTGCATCGGTAACATCATGAAGTATGCCCAGAGATATGGCAACAAAGATGGTTACAACCGCAAAGACCTAATGAAAGTGCTACACTATGCCCTTATCCAGTTACATGTACACGACACAAGAGAGAGTGTCACTGCTGACCGGACAGAGGGCATACCAGTAGTTGATAATACATCAGCATACCATATTTAAAATTATAACCGAATCCGCAAGGATACCTAGCAGCGATGTGTGTGACCTCTCTCTCAATTGTAACTCCACATCGCTGTTTAGGTTTTTTTGTTATAAAAAATATACTACCGTTTAACTATTGACAACACCCCTATTTTATTATATAATAATTGTACTGATTCTAACTGTGAGGAAGACCTGTGAAAATATCAAAAACTACGATGGAAGTTCTGAAGAATTTTGCTTCAATCAACAGCAATATTCTTGTCCGTAAGGGCAATGTTCTATCGACCATATCAACTGGGGTAAATATATTCTCCCGGGCTGAGGTTACAGAAACCTTCGACCGCGAGTTTGCTATCTATGACTTGAATAGTCTGCTTGCCCTACTGACTATGATGGAAGATACCGATGTTGATTTCGGTGAAGATTGCATTACCATCAGTAAGGACACAAGTGAGTTCAAATATTACTATGCCGATAAGTCAATCATAGTTGCAGCTCCCGATAAGACAATCGAGGTAGACAACCACTACGAATTCAATTTGACTGCTACGATGATCGACACAATGAAACGTGCCGCGGCTGTAATCTCTGCTCCTATGTTGAGTGTAGTTGCTAAGAATGGCCTGGTCAAGATGAGCGTTGGTGATCCATCTACTCCCCGCAGCAATACATACACCCAAGATATTGGTGAATTCGATGGCGAGTTTGACTGCCGAATACCAATTGAGAACTTCAAGGTTATCTCTGCTAACTATGTTACTGTCCTCAGCAAGAAGAAGTTTATGTATCTTTCGAATGACAAAACAAAGTATTGGTTAGCTCTTGATCCTAACTCTCAGATAGGGTAGGGCTGATATGAAAGAGCTTGACGTGGGTACACTAGTACCAACCGTGACATTTAAAACCCGAGTTCGGGATGAGACTATCAAGGATGATAATCCATTTAAATGGGAAGACTTAACTACAGATCAAATATTTAAAGACAGACGAGTAATTCTATTTGCACTTCCCGGAGCATTTACTCCAACGTGTTCAGCACTTCAGTTGCCATCGTTTGAAATAATGCACTCCCAATTTATTGAAGCGGGTATAGATGATATCTACTGCCTGTCAGTGAATGATTCGTTTGTCATGAATCAGTGGTCCAAATGGGCTGGCGTGAAGAACATCAAAGTTATTCCAGACGGTTCTGGTGAATTTACTCGCAACATGGGAATGTTGGTTGACAAGAACAATCTGTCATTTGGTATGAGATCATGGAGATATGCCATGTTAGTCAATGATGGTGTTGTTGAGAAATATTGGATCGAGCCTGGTAAATGTGATAATGCAGAAGATGATCCATATGGAGAAACCTCTCCTGACAAGTTACTACAGTACGTTATACTTGAGAGCCCAGTACCAGCACCAGCAGGGAGGAATCTGCAATTAGATTTGTTTGAATCTGTTGACTCCAAAGCAGTAATGAGTTAAACTATATATTATATTATGAATGGAGTGATCATGGAAAACAAAGAGTTTTTATTCGTTGAGCGATATCGCCCACGAACATTAGACGAGTGTATCTTACCCGACTCGCAGCTAAAAGTATTCAAGCAGTTTGTAAAAGCAGGCGAGATTCCAAACATGTTGTTGTGCGGCACCGCGGGCACGGGCAAGACTACGGTTGCCCGTGCCCTGTGTCATGAATTGGGATGTGATTACATTGTTGTTAACGGTTCCGAAGAGTCTGGTATCGATGTCCTGCGTACCAAGATTAAGAACTTTGCAAGCACGATGTCATTTGAGAACAAGCCAAAAGTGGTCATTCTCGATGAGGCTGATTACTTAAATCCCAACTCAACTCAGCCTGCTCTGCGTGGTTTCATTGAGGAGTTCTCAAAGAACTGTCGGTTCATTTTCACATGCAACTTCAAGAATCGAATCATTGAGCCACTGCACAGTCGGACCACTGTAATTGATTTCAAACTTGATCGATCAGCACGACCAGAAATGGCTGCTCGTTTTCACAAGCGAATGAAGTTTATCCTCGATGAAGAGGGTGTAAAATATTCAGATAAGGTTCTTGCTGAACTGCTCAAGAAATACTTTCCCGACTACCGTAGGGTTCTTAATGAACTTCAGCGATACTCTGTTGGTGGTACCATCGATGAAGGTATACTAAGCAACCTTGCTGAAATCAACACTAAGGGATTGATCGACAGTCTCAAAGATAAAGACTTTAAGAAGATGCGCCAGTGGGTTGCCAACAACGTTGACAGTGATCCGCAGGGCATTTATCGTAAAGTGTATGATGCATTGATCGACAAAGTAAAGCAGGTGCCACACTTGGTACTATTGATTGCTGACTATCAATACAAAGCAGCCTTCGTAGCAGATCCAGAAATCAATCTTACTGCATGTCTGGTTGACATTATGGCTAGCGTGGAGATGAAGTGATGGATATACAAAGTGACGTAGAAAAATTTATGCGAAGTGCCGACCAACCAACCAAGACTGTTCCTGCTTTTGCCGCGACAGAGCAAGAACAACTTTATATGAATCTGATCACCGAGGAGTATGAAGAGCTACTGGAAGCATTCGCGAATAAAGATATCGTTGAAGTAGCCGATGCTGTGTGTGATATTATATGGGTTCTCAGCGGCCTTGCATCGACTCTTGGCATACCAATTGAAGCATGTTGGAATGAAGTTCGAGCATCAAACAATAGTAAAGTTGTTGATGGCAGAATGATCAAAGACGAGGCAGGTAAAGTAATGAAGCCGGACGGATACTTCAGACCAAATCTAAAGAAGGTAATGTTCTCTTGAGTTTAGAGAAACTTCTTGGAGTGAAGGCACATGAAGCCATTGATCCAGAGACATATAAGGTCAAGAAGAAGTCCATCAGCCCGTTTGATTTTGCCAACAGTATCAACTATACTAAAGAGAATCTGATTGTCGATGATTGGTCAGAGAAACAGTACAGTGCATTTATTGTTAACAAGGCACTGTCGTATGGTAGAGATACTGTCAAACTAGCCAATGAGATGAATTCACGCCCACATCTTGATGCTAAGATGCAATACGATTTTCTACGGAGCCTGATACGAAAAGCCAAACGATACAATAAATGGTTGAAGCCAGAGAAAGAAGAGAATCTTCAACTGATTAAAGATTACTTTGGTTACAACAATACCAAGGCACAAGAAGCCATGCGAATACTTACTGATGAGGATCTAGTGAGTATAGAAAAACTAATGTCGAGGGGTGGTAAAGTATAATTTGTATAAATACAGATATAAAGCCACCAACAACATGACGTAAGTTTTCGTAGGAATTAATAATGAGTGAGGATTTCTTTGATATTGATTTCCCTGGATATAGTCCACTGGAGATAAATCTAAAGAATGCAGATGATTTTTTAAAAGTTCGTGAAACATTATCCCGTATCGGGGTCGCTTCTAAAAAAGATAAAGTTCTGTATCAATCATGTCATATCCTGCACAAGCAGGGTAGATATTTCATCACGCATTTTAAAGAGCTATTTGCATTGGATGGCAAAGCAGCAGACTTTACCGAGAACGATATTCAACGTAGAAACACGATTGCTAAGTTGCTGTCCGATTGGGGCTTAGTTGTTGTCATTAATTCTGATGCATTCTTTGAAGACACCGCGCCGCTCAGTCAGATAAAAGTTTTAGCATTCAAAGAGAAGGGTGAATGGTCTTTGGTTGCAAAGTACAATATAGGTAAGAAACGGTAGAAATACCGAATAATCGCTAGAGACATGAAAGTGTTCTAGCACAAACGAGATGCCGCAAGGATCTCACAATTAATCTCGCTGAAAGGGAGAATGAAAATGGTACGAAAGTATACAAGTATAGACGTTGGTAAAATTTTTGAAGATTGGAAGTCCCATGCAATTGGGTTCGACCGAATGTTCGATAGCATGACAGCAGGATCCTCTCCTGCGCCGTATCCACCATACAACATAGTAAAACTCGATGACGATAAATTTTCTATCGAAATCGCTGCCGCTGGTTTTCGCGAGGACGAATTTAACGTCAACGTAGTACCAGAAGGCAATCAACTAATCGTTCAGGGCATACAGGAACGAGATAGTGGAGATGCAGAGGAGAAAGAGTATTATCACAAAGGAATAGCCGCTAGAAACTTTACTCGACATTTTTCATTAGCGGAAGGTGTTCAAGTTCAAAGTGCATCGTTTGAGAATGGTATGCTTAACATCTTACTTATTCGAATCGTGCCAGAAGAGAAGAAAACCATAGAAATTAAGGTTACTTCGATTAAGCCCGAATCAAGCAAGGAGCTGTTGCAAGAAAGTTGATGAAAAGAAATTGAGTTAGTTAACTATTATATTATGATTAGGAGTAGTCCGTTATGAGCAAGAAGACAAGTAAGAAGACAAGCAAAGCAGTTGACCAATTGGGAGATAAGCCACATATTTGTGGTGTAAAGTTGGTATCTGGGGAAGATATAATCTGCATACTCAAGTTGGAAAAGGAACAGAGTCGCTATATGATGCAGAATCCAGCACTGATATTTCTTAAGGAAATGGATAAAGACCCAGAGAAATTCCAAATTGTTTTCAGCCCATTTTGTCCCGCGGCTCATGACGGACAAATCTCAATCGTTACTGACAAGCTAGTCGGTATGTATGCACCAACTACCGAGATAGTGGAACAGTATCGCAACAAATACCGCCATCCCGGTGTCTCAGTTCCTACGGCTGAACCATCAGATGATTTACCTCCAAAATTTGAAGGATAATGCTTGACATTACCACTGTTACCGTGTTATAATATGTATTCAATAGTGAGGGTATTTAATGTCAAGTTTTTATTCATTTGCATGGCAGTACGGCAACAACATTCTGACTCGCGGAGTGCGAGACGGTAAGAAGTTCGTTGAACGGCAGCCATTCCAGCCAACTCTTTATGTCCGTGGTGACTCTAACTCAGAGCATCGCGGCCTTTATGGGGAGCCGCTGAAGTCCATACAGTTTGCAGACAACAATGACTGCCGAGAGTTCATGGACAAGTACAGTAAGATCGACAACTATCCCATCTATGGGCAGACGGATCTGACATATCAGTACATCACAAGAAACTATCCGGGTGCCATAGAATTCGATCTGTCTGCACTATCGATACAGGCAATGGATATTGAAACCACTGCCGAGCATGGTTTTCCGGACGTAGACAATCCCCTAGAAGAAGTTCTGTTGATCTCGATGGTAGATAATCTAACCAAGAAGATTCGCACATGGGGAACTGGTGAGTGGAAATGTGTATCTGATGAAGTACGCGACCTAGATGTAGAATACATCGCATGTGCTGATGAGTACGAGCTACTCGAAAAGTTTATGTCTTGGTGGGTCTCGGAGTATCCAGATATCATCACTGGTTGGAATTCCAAGTTCTTTGATATTCCATATCTGATTTCTCGTATTGGTCGTATCTTTGGCAATGACGCTAAGAATTCATTTAGCCCATTCAACATGACCCGCAAGCGCACCATCACAATTCACAATCAAGAGAGGACTACATACGACATTAAAGGGGTTACTCACTTAGATTATCTTGATCTCTATCAGAAGTTCACCTACGCAGCCCAGGAGTCATATAAACTTGATTACATTGCTGAAGTAGAACTTGGTAAGAACAAGCTGGAGAATCAGTACGAGACTTTTCGTGAGTTCTATGAGAATGATTGGAATAAGTTCATCGATTATAACATCATCGATGCCAAGATTGTTGACGAACTTGAAGACAAGATGAAGTTGATCGAACTGATTGCCACGATGGCATATGACTCCAAGTGTAACTTTGAAGATGTCTATTCCTCAGTACGAACTTGGGATTGTCTGTTGTATAATCACCTTCTTGAAAAGAACATAATGATTCCTCAGAAGAAGCGATTTGCAGAACAGACGGGCATCAAAGGTGGATATGTTCAAGAGCCAGTCCCAGGCAAGTACAAGTGGGTTGTGTCTGTTGATGCTACCTCTCTGTATCCATCAATCATTATGCAACACAATCTATCACCAGAGAAGTTCGCGGATGTCAGCCCACTAGATTGCACAGTCGATTCTCTATTAGAACGGCGCCACGATACCTCAAATTTGAAAGAACAGAATCTCTCAATGGCAGCTAACGGCTACTGTTTCACCCGCGAAACACAGGGCTTGTTTCCAGAGATAACGCAGAAGTTTTTCGATGATCGCCAGCGATACAAGAAGCTGATGAAAGATGCCGAGCGTGAATACGAGAAGACCAAAGATCCCAAGCTATTGGATGATATCGCAAAATACAACAACTTCCAGATGGCGAGAAAGATTCAGTTAAACTCCCTGTTTGGCGCGATGGGCAATAAGTACTTCAGATATTTTGACGAGCGAATTGCGGAGGGCATTACCCTGACTGGTCAGTTCATCATCCGAGAGACAGCCAAAGCACTTGATGAATATCTAAATAAGTTTGTCGGTACCGAGGGCATCAACTACTCCTTCTATTCTGATACTGACTCATGTTATATCACCCTTGATCCACTGGTCGAGAAGTACATGCAGGGCATGACCAAAGATCAAATCATTGATGCAATCGACAAACTAACCACAGACAAGTTAGAGCCTGCAATCAACGCAGCCATGGCTGACATATGTGGATATATGAATGCATTTGATGAGAAGATATTCTTTAAGCGAGAAGCAATCGCCGACACGGGTATCTGGATCGCCAAGAAACGATACGCACTTAATGTATACGACAATGAGGGAGTGCGGTACACCGAGCCTAAACTGAAAGTCATGGGCTTAGAAATTGTTCGCTCATCTACGCCAGCACCAGTTCGTAAGTCGCTTAAAGAAGCGGTGCGTCTGTGCCTGACTGCGGAGGAGACAGACCTACAAGAGTTTGTTGATGCGACATGGCAAGCATTCAAAGATATGACACCAGAGCAGATTGCCTTCCCTCGTGGCTGCAACAATCTAAAAAAGTATTCATCATCATCCCACATATATTCCAAGGGTACTCCAATGCATGTTCGTGGTGCATTGATGTACAATCACCAATTACGTGGGGCTAAATTAACACACAAGTATCAGGAGATTAGGGAAGGGGATAAGATTAAATTTATCTATCTCAAAGAGCCAAACATCATCTTTGAAAATGTGATAGGATTCAATGGTAAATTACCTCCTGAATTTGACTTGCATCGCTACGTGGATTATGATATGATGTTTACTAAAGCATTTATTGAACCAATGAACACAATCACGCAAGGCCTCAACTGGAATCCCAGACCAGTTGCATCACTCGCTGGATTATTTTCGTGAACCAAACACAACTGAGAGTATAATATATGAGCCTAATTGACAAGATAAAAAGTAATTCAACCATCAAAGAGAGTTCTGTGCTGACAGACTCCAAGTTTTTCGGATCGAAAGACCTGATTCAAACTTCGGTGCCAGCATTGAACGTGGCTCTGAGTGGCAAACTAGATGGTGGTCTAACACCCGGGCTGACCGTATTCGCTGGTCCATCAAAGCATTTTAAGACAGCGTTTGCAATGCTGTTGGCTAAGTCTTATCTGGACAAGTACGATGATGGTGTCATTTTATTTTACGATTCAGAATTTGGGGCACCACAGGGATACTTCACCAGCTTTGGCATCAACACTGATAGAGTGATCCATACACCCATCACCGACATCGAGCAGTTAAAGCATGATGTTATGTCACAGATGAATGGCTTCCAACGAGGCGATCATGTAATGATTATCATTGACTCTGTTGGCAACCTAGCATCAAAGAAAGAAGTTGATGATGCGCTTGATGGTAAGTCTGTTGCTGATATGACCCGCGCCAAACAAATGAAGTCGCTGTTTAGAATGATCACACCACACTTAACAATCAAAGATATTCCTGCAATCGTAGTCAATCATACCTATATGGAAATTGGGATGTTTCCTAAAGCGGTTGTTTCAGGCGGAACTGGAATTTATTATTCCGCAAACGAGATATTTATTATTGGTCGACAGCAAGAGAAAACGGGTAGTGATGTCGTTGGTTACAATTTCATTATCAACGTGGAGAAATCAAGATTCGTCCGAGAGAAGTCTAAGATTCCACTTGAAGTTACGTTTGAAGGCGGCATCAGCAAGTGGTCAGGGCTGTTAGACATGGCTATCGAGGCTGGTCATGTAGTCAAACCCTCTAATGGATGGTATCAAATCGCTAGTGATGGTACTGACAGCAAGAAGTTTCGCCGTAAAGAAACTGATACCAAAGAGTTTTGGATTCCAATTCTATCTGACAAGTCATTCAATGAGTGGATCGAACGCCGATATATTATCTCAAGTGAACGTATCATGAATGAAGAAGTCACTTCGGAAGATGTTTCAGCAGCATACTCGGATGAGTAATGGCGGAGTCACCAACAACACACACGAATGTGATAAATGTTTGGGTACAATTGTTGACATGGAAGCCGCTTTATGTTTTAATAGTATAGACAAAGACTTGTATCTATGTGAACCTTGCATAGAGCAAATACGAAAAGAATTCATAGAGGAAGAGTTAAAGAATGGATAATATTGAGCAAATTATAATTGCACACCTTTGTAATGATGAAGAGTATATACGAAAAGTAATACCCTTTATGAAAGAAGAGTACTTCGGCGAGCCAGCAACTCGCCAAGTATTCAATGCTGTTAATAATTTTGTGGACAAATACAACTCGGTGCCATCTAAGTCTGCCCTGTTGATTGCACTGCAAGAAAATCGCCAAGTCACTGAAGAACTTTATGGTACATGTGAGACCTTAATCAATGCGATGCAGCCCGATGTGGGTGTAGAGCAAGCATGGCTCCTAGATGAGACAGAGAAATTCTGTAAAGACAAGGCATTGTACAACGCCATTATGCAATCGATTCAGATTATCGATGGTGGTGATAAGTCGATGGACAAAGGCGCATTGCCTAGTATCCTATCCGAAGCACTTGGTGTTGGCTTTGATAATAATGTCGGCCACGATTATTTAGAGAATGCCGATGCGCGGTATGAATTCTACCATAGAGTAGAAGAGATGATTCCATTCGATCTCGATTATTTCAATCGCATCACGGATGGTGGTCTTAGAAACAAGACATTGAATGTCGCACTTGCCGGCACAGGTGTTGGAAAATCTCTGTTCATGTGTCACATGGCAGCCTCGTGTATTGCACAGGGCAAGAATGTTTTATACATCACATGTGAGATGGCAGAAGAACGTATTGCCGAACGAATCGATGCTAACATGATGAACGTAGCTATAGGTGATCTGAAATCTTTATCCAAGAAAATGTTTGATGATAGAGTCAAGAAAATTCAAGATAAAGTTGATGGTCGACTAATCATCAAAGAGTATCCCACCGCTTCTGCACATGCTGGTCACTTCAAGGCATTATTGGATGAGTTGAGACTCAAACGAACTTTTGCTCCTGATATTATCTTCATTGACTATCTGAATATTTGTTTGAGCAGCCGATTTGGTGGTAGTTCGAATGCCAATTCATATACCATCATTAAGAGTATCGCCGAAGAATTGCGTGGTCTTGCAGTTGAGATGAATGTGCCAATTGTAACAGCGACACAGACCACCCGCGGCGGCTACAATAATAGTGATGTTGAACTGACGGATACCTCAGAATGTATATTCGTTGACGAGAAGGTTACAATGCGAAACGGCGAAACAAAACGTATGGGAGATGTGGTATTCGGGGACCAGATCAAAACAAACGATGATTACAAAACTGTTATGAAAGTGCATCATCCAAAAACAAAAGACTGTGTTAAAATACTTCTAAAATCAGGTAAGACTATCATCGTATCGAAAGACCATGTTTTTCCCACCTCCTCGGGTCGTAAATCTGTTAATACTGGTCTTCAAATTGGTTCTAAAATGAACACTTCGCATGATTAAATCTGTCGTTAAAATCACAATTTGTATAAATATCATTAAACGAACAACAGATTTAATGATATGAGAAAATGTAAAACAACAGAAAAAGTAGAATTTGTACGGATAATAAACGGGTCAAATTATCCGGACTTATTGTCTTTGCAATTAGATGTGTTTATAGAAGCCGGATACTCTTGGTCAAAAATGAAAAGAAGGCTACAAGTATTATCTGATATATCATATCGATATGAGAAAAGCGCGATACAGGAGAAATATGATGAATATTTCTCCTCGGGGCAATATGAAAAATTGCGAATTCGATATGGCGAAGAACGGGTGGTACAATATAAATCTGCATTATCAAAACGCCCAAGGGCTGAAGTTGTTTCTAATCTTACGAAGTCGTATTGGATCAATAAGGGATATACCCTAGATGAGGCAATTTCTGCTATATCCAAGATACAATCAAGTTACGCAAAAAGAAGAAGCCCTGCATCATATGCCAATCACTCTGCTAAGATAAAGATTTCATTAGATTATTGGACATCACGTGGGTATACTGTTGAAGAGGCCGAATTATTAAGATCACCCTATCTATTAGAATGTAGTACTAGTTTGGAGGGGTTCATTGCCAGACACGGTGAACAGGAAGGGACTGCTAAGTATTTTTCAAAAATTGAAACATATAAAGAAAGTATGAGAAATAACTTATCCAATAGAAGAACGGGCGGCACTGTTTCAAAAGAATCAATAAAATTCTTTATACCACTATACAAATATTGCCGCCAGCTTGGAATATCCAGAGAAGATATATATTTTGGTATTAATGGTTCACGCGAATTCTTTCTAAGAAAGCCGCAGAAGAAAAACGAAGGCAAATTTTTAGATTTTTGTATACCTAGTCTAAAAATTGTGGTGGAATACAATGGTACGTTCTGGCATCCCAGAAAAAGGGAAGATTGGAATAGTCCATTTGTTGATTATGACACCGCATTAGCAGCAGATAACTTGAGATATGATCTGATAGAATCAAGAATGTTTGATTGTCATATCGTGTGGTCAGATGATGATTTGAATGCAAAACAAAACGAAATCAGGAAAGATATTAATGAAAGGTACACACATGAATGATATGAATACAGTTCCAAGAGACGATCAATTTTACAAATGTTTTGCCATGGCAGGAAGTCTCATCGAGCGAGGATACTCAATTGGTAACATTAGTCAAACTGAATTGGCAGAGACCCTTTGGAAATTGGAGGCAGAGAAAGCAGAGAAGAACGAGAAGTCGGATTCCAATCTAATTTATAACGATGAAATTGTGTCCATCGAAGAAGTTGGCGCCCTAGAGACAATAGACATCTCCGTATCAGGCGACAACTTATTCTATTGCAACGGAATATTAACTAAAAACAGTTTTGGTTTACCTGCAACGGCCGATCTGATGTTCGCCTTGATCTCCACTGAGGAGTTAGAAGCGCAGGGTCATATCATGGTCAAGCAATTAAAGAACCGTTACAATAATGCCAACGAGAACAAACGATTTATGATAGGGGTTGACAGATCCAAGATGCGATTGTATGACTTAGAGGAATCATTCCAACAGAACATCACAGACGCTGGCAGAACTGCCGACAAGAACGAGCAAACATATGATGATTCTGTTCCAATGTTTGATAGAACCGCATCAGCGGCGGGATTAGATAAGATAAAATATTGATACTTTTTGGTTAGTATAAATACAGTTACTGGAGAGATATATGAATCAATTACTTATTGGTATTATTCTTGCATTTGGTATAACTGGATACTTCTACTACAATCAAACGCAAACCGAATTAACCGAGTTACGGACACAAGTCCTGGCTTACGAGATGAAGTTTGCTGTACAAGAAGATACTATAAATACATTACAAGAACAACACGCAATACAGACAGATGCGCTTGTTGAAATGGCGGAGAACAATCGAGATATTATTGCCGAGCGCGACCGGTATCTAGATGTATTCCGTAGACATGACTTAGCAAAACTGGCAAATGCGAAGCCGGGGATGCTAGAACCTAGAGTTAATAATGCAACTAAAAAAGTTTTTGAAAGCCTCGAAAAAGATAGCACTTTCGATTTCAGTGCTGGTGCTCATTAATGGATGTTCTCTTTTAAAGAAGGCACCACGTGAAGTAGAAATTAAGACCGTTCAGCTTCGAACACAAATACAACAGCCTGTATTGCCTCGCGCAATTGTCATGAAGGAACCCAAGTGGTATGTTGTATCTAATGCGAACATCGATGATTTCATGTCGCGCATTGGAAAAGAAACCGGGGGTGTATTTTTCGCAATGTCTCCCGGAGATTATGAGTTAATGGCATATAATCTGCAAGAAATTAAGCGATTTATTAAAGAAATAAAAGAAGTGATTGTATATTACCGCGCGGTAACCCTAGATGATGAAATAGAAAACTCAGATAGGAAATTACCAAATGGCCAACAAACAGCTAGACAAGAATAGTGTATTAAATAGCGCAGACATGGATGGTGACGGAGTAGTCACCGACGCCGAGTTGGAAAAACACGAGCGAATGTTGCGAATGGAGAATGAAGACAAGCGCGAAGATGCGATGCGGAATATGGCATGGTTCGCTCTCGCTGGAATGCTCCTCTATCCATTCGCAGTTGTCATTGCGGTTGCAACAGGATTAGAAGGAGCATCCAAGATACTCGGTGATATGGCAGCAACATATTTTGTCTCCGTAGCTGGTATTGTCGCAGCATTCTTTGCCGCACAATCAGTCGGTCGAAGCCGCGGCGGATAAGAATAAATCCTAGACATCACCCACCCTCCTCATTGGCACGATGTTCCTCTCTGATTTAAAAATACATGAAAATAACTGATAAAAACCAGAAATAGGGGTTGACTTTTGGCACCATTGTGTTATAATAGATATATAAATTGAGGATGGAGAATACATTATGTACAAGTTATTTCAGATTTCGGTACCCAGAGAGCAGATGCTCGAAGTCAATCGACTAGGTTGGGCTGAAGCGTTCAAGCATTATCCCCTAGTTGAAGCACAGCAAGCACTCTGCATGGGTGGATCAGAATCATGGGTAACATCATATGATTCACTGTTCACCCACGTGGCCGACCTTACTGCTGATAATCTAGAAGAGGCGTTCCGTCTCCACAATTTCCAGGAAGAAGATAAAATCATCCGTCATGCCAGACAGCATACTATGTCGGTCGGCGATGTTCTTGTCGGTGAGTACGGAGATGCCCATATGTGTGACAAAAGTGGATGGACTCAATTGATGTCCAGTAGTATAGGATCAGATGAGGCAACAGCGTAATGAATAGTCTACAAGAGAAACCCAACGAGGATCATATTCGCAACGGTGGTTGTTATGATCGCGGCGCGGCAGATAGCTACTATGGTAGACCACGCGCTCCACATTACTTCGTGGCTGAAAGCTATGCATCGGAGTTAGTAGAAGAGCATGACATGACCCAAGAAGAGAGTATTCAATATTCTCAGGGCTACACGGACAACGAATTAGAAGGCAGTTTTAAAGAATGGTAAAATTCAATCCACAAGAAGTCGAGAATTCCAAGAGAATTTTCAAATCGGCCACGCCGAAGTATACTGCTGATTGGTATATTAAATGGATTGCATCGATATTTGTATTAAGTGCCATGGCATTTAGATCGACGGGTGGCTTTCCCGAGTATGACATAATCCTATCATTTATTGGCTGTCTGCTGTGGTTAGTAGTATCGATCATATGGCAAGATAGAGCATTAATAGTACTGAATGCAGCAGCCTCGGTGATGCTAGCCTCTGGAGTTATCAAACAATTCATTGAAATTCCATTATAAGTAGCTGAGTATGACCAACCGAACCAACCGGAGTCGCTTCCGGATAATATGCAAATTGCAATGCATATGAAGTAGAAGTCCTGTGGCAGGGATAAAACTATTGCACGATGGCAAGTAGCTCGTATTCTGGGATGCGTTAGTGGGTAGTAATGGAGACTTATTCAGTCGTTGAAGGTGTTACCCACACTCAGGCTCTCATTGCTCTTATAAATAAAAAGAGTAACACATTGATTGGATATATTATGCCTACCTATAAATTTAAGAACGATATTACTGGTGAAGTTTGGGAACAATTCATGGGCATAAGTGCAAGTGAAGTTTGGCTCGAAGAGAACCCCGACTGCCACAAGATGCCCATTGCGATGTCAATAATTGGCGGCACAGGTGATGCAGTAAAACCAAACGGTGGATTCACCGAAGTAATGCAAGGAATTGCAGCAGCTAATCCATACTCGCCACTGGCGGACACATATGGAAAGAAAGACCCCACGTCGGTCAAACTACGAAACACTGTAGCCAACGTCAAGAAGAAAGTTGGCAACACACTGGAATAACGATTGAAATTCGCGAAAGACATAAATACGAAGTAGATCGCGGCATTGAATTAGAAGTTAAGAACTTAGAAAAAACTACGGGAACAAAAAAGGCAAGTTTGTCTATTCCAGTGAGATAAAAATCTAAGATAAATCCAAGTTAACACACAAGAAGAAAATACTGGACGTAGAGAAAGATGATTAAATTTTCTAGTTATCTCATTGAAGATGCAAACGGCAAGAATTTGCACCTAGAGCATCTTGAGGATGAGATAATAAATTTTGGCATAAACGGTGGCAGAGGTGCCATTAATTTTCTACGATCATTAAGAGATATGATGGCTGGCCATTCCCGTTCTTCACTCAACATGACAGTTAAGTGGGACGGCGCACCAGCCATCTTTGCAGGTATAGACCCAAGTGACGGTAAATTTTTTGTAGCAAAGAAGTCAGTATTCAATAAGACTCCGTTGTTATATAAATCGATAAGAGAGATCGAAACCGACGCTCGGCTACCCGCAGCACTGAAGCCTAAATTCAAACTCGCATTAATAGAGTTTGGTAAATTAGGAATCAAAAATGTCCTACAGGGCGATTTGATGTTTACAAAAGAAGACCTCGAGAATGAAACTATCGACGGTCAAAAGTACACTACATTTCAACCGAACGCAATTGTATATGCTGTTCAACGTGACTCAGCATTGGATAAGAAAATCAAATCTGCAAAGATTGGTGTCGTTTGGCATACCACATATACTGGACCATCACTTGAGAAAATGACTGCATCGTTTGGTGCCAATATCAAAAATCTCAAATGGAACAAAAATATATGGATGGATGATGCTACATACAAGGATACCAGCGGCACCGCCACATTTACTGCTTCAGAGACTGCTGTTGTTACTGCTAAACTTGCAGAGACAGGCAGACAATTTCAAAAAATTGACTCTAATGAATTGGCTAAATTCTTACGGCTACAAGCATCACTAACAGGTAAGTTTGTTGGTGCTAGTCTGAAGACTTACAACAATTCCAAAGTCAGAATTGGCGCAGAGATAACGAATCCAAAGGCACACGCTCAAGGTTACTTAGCATGGGTTGAAGCTAAATTCGACACAGAAAAAGCCAAGTTAAAGACCGAGAAAAGCCAGATCGCAATCGAGGACAAAAAGACCGAGACCCTCCGAGAAATTAGTAAGTTAGTCATCTTACTTGAAAACGTCATCATCTTCCAGAATTTACTTGTTGCTGCGAAGATGATGATAGTTTCCAAGCTTGATAAAGTAAAACAAATAACCAACACTTTTGTTCGTACATCAACTGGCATGAAGGTAGTTAATCCAGAAGGATATGTCGCAATTGATCGAGTTAATGGAAATGCAGTGAAACTTGTTGACCGTATGGAATTTTCATACAACAATTTTACCGCCATCAAGGCTTGGGATAGATAAATAGGTTTAATAATTAGTATAAATAGTTACTGATGATACTCTAACCGAAGAGATTTTAAACCATGTTCCGTAATATAAACGAAGCGAAAGAAAAACATATTGTGTTTGCATTCGGCAGATTCAATCCTCCCACTGCTGGCCACAGTAAACTCATTGATAAAGTGCAGTCCGAGGCGCGGAAGCGTAATGCAGGCAATCGAATCATTGTGAGTCATTCGCAGGACAAACACAAGAATCCCCTGACTGCCCAAGATAAGATCAAGTATCTGTCACAGATTCATCCTACCGTCAAATTCGAAGCATCTTCCAGAACATATCCCCACTTCATTGCACATCTGAAAAAGATGCACAAAGAAGGGCACACACATGTCACCATGGTAGCTGGCTCTGACCGAGTACAAGAATTCCAACGACTTGCTGATAAGTATAATGGCAAAGACTATGAGTTCAAACAACTGAAAGTTGTGTCTGCGGGTGAGCGAGATCCTGACGCGGAGGGTGTTACTGGCATCAGTGGCACTAAGATGCGCGCCCATGCGTCCAATAACGATTTTAAATCATTCAAACTCGGGCTACATACACGAGCAAGCGCCGTTGTTGCGAAGAACTTATTCAAGGCAGTTCGTAAAGGAATGCAACTCCATGAAGGCGATGTGCGCCACTCCTTCTTCAGTTTTATTCAGGAACAATAATGTCTCTATCAATACTACAAAAAAAATGCGGTGTATCCGCCGATGGTCTTTTCGGTCCCGGCACAATAAACGCTGCTGCGAAATACTACGAGCTAACAGACCTAGAAGCGGCTCATTTCTTCGGCCAAGTCGGTCACGAGAGCGGCAACTTTAAAGCATTCAGTGAAAATCTAAATTACTCCGCTAAAGCATTAGACTCTATATTCGGAAAATATTTTGTAAGAGCAGGTCGAGACTCAGAAGAATTTGCACGACAGCCAGAGAAAATTGCCAACGTAGTCTATTCAGGCAGAATGGGTAATGGCAACGAAGCATCTGGTGACGGCTGGAAGTATCGTGGTCGAGGTGCGCTTCAGCTTACAGGCAGGAACAACTACGAAGCCTTCGCCAGCTCTCTTGGCAATGACGATATCATAGAAAATCCAGAGTGCGTGGGAGAAGAGTTTGCATTTGAATCTGCTATGTTCTTTTTCAAGCAAAATAATCTCTGGGAAATTTGCAATGAGGGTGTGAATGATGCTATAATAGAGAAGTTGACAAAGCGCATCAACGGCGGCACCCACGGTTTAGCAGATAGAACTGAAAAGACAAAAAAATATTATAGTTATGTAACTCGCAAATAGGAATTATTATGAAGCCAATTGGATTAATTATCGTAGCAATTCTACTTACTGCATGTGGTAGTATACTGAATTTGATACCAGATCGATTTGATAATGTCGAATTCGCACATCTTGTCTCGTTAAATGTGGATGCAAACATGTCCCGACAAGGATGTGAAATAGCAGTTGACACATACAAGAATGCATTGTTCCTCAAGAAGTACTCCGAGGGCACAATGAATAAAACCAACAACGAAATCTACGGCGAGATACACTCCCTAGTAGAAGAATTGTACAGGCGAGAAGCTCCATCCGTGATGTATTGTAAACTTAAATGGAACAATATTATCGAAGCAACGGATGCTGCAATCGCTTTATCCGGTAAAAGAATTAAAAAATAAGGAATGATGAATATGATTGAATCAGAAGAAGCATTATTACTACACTATGAAAAGAAAGTAATGGAACTACAAAACTACCTAGTGAGTGAAGAAATTACTCGCTCTGAGTACGATGAATTAATAAAAGACTTCGCCGACGTAGACGCAATTCGTGATAACATCGGTGATGAGAAGATGAAGATACATGCGGAAATGATTATAACACATCTTTCCAAACTCTTAACTGTCATTTAAGTATAAATACTAGTATGAATAAAACATTCGCAGATTTCGTAGAATTAGATGAGGGTATCAATGACCCTGGCATCTTTAAAGCCGTGTTTCTTGCAGGCGGACCTGGTAGTGGTAAGTCATTTATCGCCGGCAAGGCTGCCCTAACTGTCTTTGGATTGAAACTTGTAAATTCGGACATCGCATTTGAAATAGCACTGAAGAAAGCTGGATTAGAAGCATCCCCGGAGAACATTTTCACAACTAAGGGTCAGTCACTTAGAGATAGAGCCAAGAAGTTAACCAAAATGAGACAGACAGGATATATCGATGGAAGAATCGGTCTGATCATTGACGGCACAGGCAAAGACTACAACAAGATTGCAGGGCAGAAGAAAGGACTAGAAGAGCTTGGCTATGATTGTGCAATGATCTTTGTTAACACAAGTGAAACAACTGCACAAGACCGAAATCTGGATCGCGAACGGACTATGCCACAGGCCCAAGTTTCTAAGATGTGGCAGAGAGTCCAGAACAACATTGGCAAATTTCAAAATCTCTTCGGCGCAGGCACCTTTCATGTTGTAGACAACAATACAGACTCTAATTACAAGGGCGCCGTTCTTGACGTATATCGAAAAATCGGTGCATGGACTAAAACACCTCCTAGGAATTATAAAGCTGCTCGATGGATTAAGGCACAGAAACTTACCCGCTCCAATGAGACTAAGAGTAGATTGCGAGAATCAATTGATCCCGTGAAAGAGTATGGTCCAACATTCGTTGCCTCTGCCAAGCAACTGGCCAAGCAACGTAAGTTGACCAAGGAACTTGGTGTTAAACTTGCAGATGTTACGAAGTCTTTAGGTCATCCCGTCGCGGCTGGTGGTCTTACTTCGGTGGCACTCGCAAGGTTACCTGCCGAGGTGAAGTCTAACCCCAAGTGGAAAGCTGCCGATAAAGCATTAGATGTTTCATTTGAGAAAGAACATCAAATGAATCTGCTGATGCTTAGAACGTTTAACAGACAGATGCGAGACTTCATGAACAAAGACAGAAGATCATATATGGCTTTGTTTGAAGCAAGAAAAGTATCAAACACCGAAATCAAGGAAGAGGGTGGTGATATTGGTAGAAATGCTCTGTTGATGAAAGATCGCCTAGGCAAGTCATCAATGCAAAAGAAGGCTGCCAAGCGTAAAGAAAAGCTCACGTTGAAGACGTTGGAGCCGATTAAAACTGTGTCGGAAGAACCGGAACCATACAGCGCACAGAAGCACGAATGGGGTACACCCGAGGGAACTAAGTTATATAAAGATATGACACCTGGGCAGGGAGACATCCATGCACCCGAAGCTCGTGCATTGACTCGTGACGAGTTGATTAAACTGAATGTATTGAAGTCGAAGATCCGTGAAGATTATGACCAGCCTCACGAAGATGACGAACCAGTAGGCGCGAAAACAAAGGCTAAGTATGCGGCTGACAATGCCGACGCTGCATTAGACTTACCATCCAATTTCGAGTTTTCTGAAGTAGAGATACTGGAGATGGAATCGGAAATCGATATCATGTCTTTCGAGGACATGATAAATCTTGGTATGTATGATGATTCTGAACTTGATGTGTTTGATCAGATCGAGGACATTGAAGCCGATGTCGAGGCTGATGAAGAAGATAATGTCAGTATAGCGGAAGTGTCCCTCGATGAGGAACTTTCTGTTCAGGGCAGAATGAAACGTAGATTTCATGCAAGGCGCAACAGGCAGAAGCTGAAAGTTGCTAGAATGCGAGCCTCAAGAAGGGCGGCTGATCCTGCACGAATTAAGAAACGCGCACAACGTGGCGCGTTGTCAGTCATTAAGAAGCGGTTTGCTAGAGGTCGTGATATTAAATCATTGCCGCCAGCAGAGAAAGCGAGACTTGAGAAAATGGTTTCACATAAGTTCTCTGGTCTGGTTAGTAGACTGGCTGTTCGCATGGTACCACTTGTGCGTAAGAACGAGCTAAATCGAATTAAGAAGGGCGGAAGCATGAAGAGCCAAGCTTCCAAGAAGTTCAAAATAAAGAAGGGCGGCAATTTGAATAAGTACAAGGCTAAGAAATTCAAGATTGTGAAGTCGAAAGCTCCGAAGAAAAAGAAATGACCCAGAAAGAAGAGTCATTGGATGTAGATCCGCCGACCATCATCGAGGCACCTCGTTGGAGTCTGGTTCAGTATATCAAAGAGTTTTTCCTTGAGAAATATGAGTTAACCATATTCTTCCAGGGTGAAGTCCACGTACAGCTTGATGGTACTAGGATCGAAACCTTCACTCCCAAGACGTATTATGCTAAAAAAATCAAGAAACTGTCTCCCAAGAATATTGTTTTCATTGATACTGCCAATATTCGGCACGTCATACAAGTGACCACACCAGTCGGATACTCACTCAAGAAAATTTATTGATCACGGCAGATGTTCTTCTCTGCATACACCTAATACCAAATAGATTCAAGGGATGTCAGTTATCCCGGGGATTTTATTATTATAAATAATAACAGTAAACAACACATCATTGGAGAGCAGCAATGTCGATTGAAAGACAGATAAAAGATATCATGTCAGGCACTCAAGATATTATGGAAGCAGATATGGACAAGCGCCTTGACATGCTTGTTCGGCAGGGATTAATGCCAGCATCAAAATTGCCCATTTTAAAGCGTGGTCTTGCCAAATTAAATGGCGGAAAAGCCTTGGCACCGAACGAGCGAGATGCAGTAAACTCGTTAATGAATTCATTCATGTTCATTGTTCTTGGTGATGATACAGTATTCACTCGTGCTAAGATGCACACACAGAAGAATCATAAAATGACGGAAGCTGTTGATGAGGAAGATGAATTTCTCACCGACGATGACGTAGAGCAATTATTTGGTGAAGACGATTTCGTTTATGACGAAGACTTGGCTGAAGTCTCTCTGGTGCACCAAGTACAGGAGAAGCTAGTCTCTCAGATGACTTCTGCTGAAAAAGCAGCAAATGATGCCAGACGCAAAGAATACAACGCCTTTCAGAAGTCTAAGCGAACCACTCCTCATAATACTAGTGCGACTCAAGGTAAGATGATGTCACCTAAAGGCACGATGTATGAAGGTGGTGAAGATTTCGAACCTCACTACATGTACAAAGATGGCAAGAAAGAAAAAGCTGAAAAGCCTGAAGATCACGAGAGACTGAAGAAAGCAGGTTACACTAACTCGGTAGTTAATGAAGATGGACCTATCACAGAAGCAGCATATAAGCTGTATCACAAAAGCTATACTGATGCGATCAACACCGCACATGCGCACCACGCTAAAAGTGGATTAAAAGTCTCTGATAGCGACCGCGATACTCACATTGCTATGGGCTCAAAGAAGCCTGGCTCGGGTAAGACTACTACTCTCAATGTTCCAGCGACACATACTTCTGGTGACTCACATACCATCCACACTCAAGTATACAATAAGGGTGGAAATTCTCCATATGAATTGAATACATACTCTTCTAAGACCCCAAAGAAAAGCGGGCCAAAGAAGACTAATGAGGGCTTCGGAGTGGCTCCACCTGCTTCAGGCGAAGAAATGCGTGACAAAGCTCAAAGACAGGCCAAACGTTTGGCTAGAAAGAAATCCAGAGAACAAATTGATACTGATCCAGGTGCAAAAATAGCTATGAAAGAATCATATAAAGATAAGTTCGAGGCAATGCTCAAAAAGTCTGGTAAGACTTTAGTTGATATGTCAGACGAAGAGAAGAAAGAATTTTTTGCTAATCTTGATTCCGATCATGAAGCAAAGAACGAGGAAACATTACGCGGTATTAGTTTCGTTGATCACGCATTGGAAGAATCAGATTCTGCTCTATCCCCCGAGGAAGAATCTGAAGCAGCACCGCAGTTGGCGGAAGTAGTTGAGGAAGATGATGTTCAAGAAGATGTAAAACCATTTGATAAGAACGCCCGACTACATATGATTAAAACAGCAGCGCGAAATGTTGCTAAGAAATCAGCAGCAGCCGCGGTTAGAGCAGCAAAATCAGATTACAAACAATCAAGTAAGCGAGGCTTGGCACCAGTTAAGTTTGACGAATCTTTTGACTATGATTCCCTGACTGTAGAGTTAGTAGAAGAACTAAGCAAGACACAAGCATACCGATTAATAGACGCAATTAACAAAAAAATAAACTTAGGAGAATAATATGTCAGGCTGGGGTAAAGCAGACGATAAAACAAGTACTGGTACTGTAGCAATACAGCCAGTATCAGCTACCTTCAATGGTGCAACTGGAGTGGCGGATTCCATCCTCACTTTAACTGCACATGGCTTTCGCGCAGGCGATAAAGTCAATTACGTTGATGGCGGTGGTACTCAGGTAGTAGGAATTGTAGATACTACAGACTACTTTATAACTAACGTAACAACTAACAGTGTTCAATTAGCACTCACGGAAGCTAAGGCAACTCAGAATATACCTGATGTTATCACATTAGCTGATGGTTCTGGTGCGTCACACAAACTTACTCTCGCATTAGTTGCCGGTACTCGCGCAATTGCTACTGGAGCAAGCTCGGCAAACTTCTCAACAGAAGCAAATGTTGGTGATGTCATCATTGTACTCACACAACAATTTCAAATTCTTAGTGTTGAATCTACTACTAAAGCAACTGTACAGTCACTAGATGCTGGCACTGCAATCACCGCATTCACTGCCGCTCAATATACTTACAGTGAGAAGCCTACAATTAGTGGTTTTGATAGTAATACTTCTGCCGCTAATATTTTCGGTGTCAACACTGGTGAATTAGTAGCCGGTTCTGACAATGTAGTCTCTGTTGCTGTTGCAAACGCTGGAACAAACTATCAAGAAGTGCCTACTGTTGCACTTACTGCACCTACCGCAATTACTGTAGCCACTACTAAAGTTACTATTGCTACTGATACCATCGAAATTGCTGGTCATGGACTCACTACTGGTGACAAACTGACTTATGCTAACGGTGGCGGTACTACACTTACCGGTCTTGCTAATAGTACTGCATACTATGTAATCAAAGTCACTAATGATACGATCAAAGTCGCCTCCTCTGTAAGCAATGCTGATGCCGGTACAAAGATTACATTAACTGGTACTGGTAACAACGCTCAGACATTCACTGGTGATACTGCGACTGCTACAGCCGCTGTTGCCGGTAGTGTTGTTTCAGCTATCACTGTTACTGATGTTGGCTCTGGCTACACAGGCACAGTACCTACTGTTACTATTGAGAAGCCAACTATCACTATCCCGACTTCTGCTGTAACTATCGGAACTGAAAGCATTGCATACACAGCCCACGCTATAGCATCTGGTGAATCAGTTCGATATCAAGATGGTGGCGGTACTGCACTTGCCGGTCTTGTTGACAACACTGTATACTTTAAGTCTGCTCTTGGTGCAACTGCTAATGCATTCCGTCTAGCAACTACTCTTGCATTGTCTGCCGGCACTAGCATCACTGCTCCTGTAATCGCAAGCACATCTGGTGCATTCACTTGTGCCGCGGCTACAGCCGCTGTTGGTGATCGTGTTCAGATTACTGGCACTTTTGCTGGAACTGGATCAATCAACTCATACGCAACGGGTACAATTTATAAAGTATCTGCGGTGACTGGTACTTCACCTAATGTAAGCGGATTTACATTACAGACTGAAGCTGGTGGCGCCTTGACTACTGTTGTTGGCACACCCACTGGTATCACACTATTACAAGCAACTCTTGTCAATCTTACTGGTACTGGTAACAACGCACAGTATTTTGAACTTGACTCAGAGACTCTTGCAACTGCTACTGCTAGTATCGGACTAGGTGCTGGTGGCGGTAATAGTTCAGCCGCATCTCACACTGGTTGGATCAAGCGTACAGTCGGTACGGGTGCCCGAGCAGGACGAGTACAGTATGAAGTTCTATGTGCTATGAGCAAGAACGGAATTACTGGCGATGCCGCTGATGACACTGAAATCCCTGATTAATAAGGACGAAATCTAAATGGCTGATTCAAAAGTATCAGAATTAACCGCAGTATCAGTCGTTAATGCGGCTGATTCACTGTATGTTGTTCAAGGCTCTGAAAGCAAAAAAGCCACATTAGCACAGGTATTCGCTGATGTAGCTACTCCTGCTAGTTTTAGTGGTACCGTGGCTGTAACAGGCGCCGAGACCCTAACTAGTGCGGGCGTGATTTCGGTAACTAAGAACATTACATTGATTAATAATCCATCAGCCGCCGGCAACTTCACAATTGCTGCTGGTGTTGATGGACAAATTAAGCACATAGTAATGACTGGAAACACCGGGAGTCATGTACTGGCTCTTGTTGATTCTCAGCTTGCACACGCTTCCATCACCTTTAACTCAATTGGTGATACTGCAACCCTCATATATACTAGTAGTAAATGGTACTTTATAGGTGGTACTGCAACTGTAGCTTAAAAAGAATTTTAAATAATGATAACATTGAATGATGAAACATTTTTAGTATATGCTTTAAAAAATTATAATAACCCAGAATGTACTGGGATGAGTGATTTTGAAGATGATGTAAAAAGATTTAAGTATCTGAAGAGACTGTTCAATCGATACGAAACTTCCAGAGTGTTAAGTGATAGACTAATAATCAATCACTTAATTGTTTTGTATAACGTGTTTGATGAAGCAGCCACATCAATGTTGTTCTATAAGACTGAACAACGTCATTGGCCTATACTGAAAACATTTTTGGTATTTCTTAACAGAATGCCCATGGAACAAATAGTAACGGGCGGCGTGAAAGACACCGATATCCCCCTCGACTTTACCATAATAAATATTCTTAGGAAGATTTGATGTCTAGAACACTAGATGCATTAATAGTATATCGGATTCTGAGGTTGTTCGCAACCAAGATAGAAGATACGGATGCGTTCAAATTAGGCATCATCGATGCAGACGGCAAGAAACTTAGGAATCCAAAAACAGAGGCCGAACGAAATTCATGGACACTGTTAACAAGATTTACTATAAAAGTTAAGAAATCACTATTAAAATCACCAGACCATAACGCCCGTAGACTGTTGACATTTGCAGCCGCCATTGCTATACTAAGAGAGCATGGTGAAGATGCAGAGAATAACCTCGATCTACTGGAAATCTATATGGCTGATGAAGACGTTATAAAGGAAGCGAGAATGCTGGAAGAAAACAATATGTTATCTTTTAGAATGTTTCTCACTGATGAAGTTGCTGCGAATAGTGCCGGCGGCGGTGCTGTAGATGGAATAGGAATAGGCATAAAGGGAGAACCCGGTGGCAAAGCGCAAATAATTCGCAAACTTTATCGAAGGAAGAAGAAAAATGCCGCAGTCAACCCTTGATACCAAAATCGCAGTGTTAGAGAAGAGTGTGCAGTCCATGAAGGACTTGTTCAGTCGGCTTGACCTTGCTATCGAGAGAATAGGAGAAGTCTCAAACAGCATCAATCAATTGTTAGCAGTACACGAACAGAAAATAGCCCAAACGCAGGAAGATACCGGAGACCTTTTCAAATTGGTTGAGAAACGAAGAGTAGAAGTTGATGCAGGAGCGCGAGAGTTACATAGTCGTATCTCCTCTCAGCATCGAGAGATCAAGGAAGAGATCCGAGAGGACTATAAACGTCTCGAAGGTCACATCGGCGAAATAAAAGAACTGTTAACGGGCACCAAGGCGCAGACTGATCATAATATTGAACAGATTGAAGCCCGACTCCGTAATATGGAGAAGAAACAATGGATCATCATCGGCGCTGCATCGCTTGCGGGTGTGATTCTAGGCAATCTGAATGTAGTCCAAAGTATTTTTTAGCAAAATCTTCCACAACCTATTGACTTAATATCCTTTATGTAGTATAATAACTACTCAATGAGGGTAATTTTGTAATGAGTTTGTATCTTGATGTTAAGTATCTGTCCCTAATATCTCATAGATTTGAGATATTCAAGCGTAAGGATGACTATCTGTTCAATGTCCGTTGCCCTATTTGTGGTGACAGCCAGAAGAATAAGCGCAAAATGCGTGGTTACTTCTATAAGAAGGGCAATGACATGTTCTATAAATGCCACAACTGTGATGCTGGTACCAACTTCGGTAACATCCTCAAGCAGTTAGCACCCCTCGAATACAAAGAATATCTCCTAGAGCGTTACTCCGAAGGTCAGTCGAAGTTTACCGCGCACAAAGACCCAAAGCCAGCCCTCCCCGATTTCAAGCCAGTGTTCAAACCTAAGAGCCTCTTAGATGAGATAATGGATAGACTCGATACTTTACCACATGACCATGAAGCAGTACAGTATGCAGAATCTCGTGGTCTTCCCAAGTGCAAGTACGATAGATTGTATTACATTGACAATATCAAGAATATAGTACAACTTAATAAGAAGTATAGAGAGAGTATCGTTACAGACGAACCACGACTGGTCATCCCGTGTTTCTCTAAGGAGGGTCAATTGCAATCTGTCGCGCTTCGTGGAATGCGTAACGAGGCACTTAGATATATAGTAGTGAAAATTAATGAAGATGCACCAACCGTTTTTGGTTTAGACGCGGTTGATGTTACACAGCAAATAATGATCGTTGAAGGGCAACTAGATAGCCTTTTCTTGGATAATTCACTTGCTGTTTCTGGTACTTCATTTGGTAAGATAGAACAACTATCCTTACCCAAAGACAAGCTGACTATCGTGTTTGATAATCAGCCAAAGAACAAAGAAATATGCAAGCTAATGAGCAAGTATATAGATTTGCAGTATTCGATTTGTATCTGGCCGAGTGATGATAATGGCAAAGATATAAACGAAATGGTTCTGAGTGGGTTGACAAGAGGCGAAGTTTCAAGTATAATAAATAGAAACACGTTTGTTGGTCTTCGGGCTCAGATGAAATTTACAACCTGGAAGAAATGTTAGAGATAAAATGAAAATAATATTAGAAAAGATTCAAGCTTGGATATCAAGTGTCACCCAAGCCGCCAATGATGCAATTGATGATGTCATCGCAACAGTACAATACCTCATATCGGAAACCAAACGCAGAGTACAGCGTATCAAGGAAGAAGTGAAGGATGTCGTGAGTGCTACTAAAGAAGTTGGATCACAAGCATCGGATGTTGTTGATGCTGCTAAGGGTAAAGCCCGCCGCGGTAGACCAGCAGAGAAAAAGGAAGCTACCAAAAAGAAGTAAATATTAACCCAGTTTAGAGAATCTATATTATGAGTTGTAAAGTGAATTTGATATCTGTATCAAAGCCAAGTGCTATTACGGGATGTTCTTCAGCCGAAGAGTTAGTTGCGTTTGTTGCTAGAGTGAGTAATCCGGATAATCAAAACAGCCCTAAAACTGCGCCCAAACTTCTTGGTTATTTAGCTAAGAACGACCACTGGTCTCCCTTTGAGATGGTCCACATGACAATGGAGATTGTGACCACCCGTGATATCTCTCGACAGATATTGCGGCATCGTTCGTTCTCATTTCAAGAATTCAGCCAACGTTATGCAGTCAGTGACTCCTTTGTACATCGGGAGGCGCGTCTTCAGGACGCTACCAATCGACAGAACAGTGTGGAGAATAGTGACAGAGCGTTGGCTGAAGAATGGAACATGAGACAAGCAGAAGCCCTCATGAAAACAACGGAAGTCTATGAGTGGGCATTAGGCAAGGGAATTGCCAAGGAACAAGCCCGCGTGGTACTCCCAGAAGGCAATACGGAAACTACCCTGTACATGGCTGGCAGCTTGCGAAGCTGGATTCATTATTGCCAACTACGGATGGCCCACGGCACTCAAAAGGAACACATGGACGTAGCCCGCAGATGTTGGCAGATTGTCGATGCACACTTCCCCTCAGTAGTTGATATGATAGACGAGATATCCACGAACTAGGTCCAGAAATGGCAATTTCATATATGATAAGTATAAACACGAAGCAGTTATACAAGAATTTAAACCCCTCATTAGGATAAGTTAATAATGGCGAAGAAAGAGTATTTGGGATTACAGATTGATCTCTCACGGGATGAATTATTCGATAAGTTAGGTCTACAACGCCTTTCCGAATCATACATGAGAGAAGATGAAACATCACCACAAGAGAGATTCGCGCATGTGAGTCATACGTTCGGATCAAATCCAGAACACGCACAGCGACTATATGATTACTCAAGTAAACACTGGTTGTCGTATTCAACTCCAATTCTTTCTTTTGGTCGCAGTAAACGTGGAATGCCTATTTCATGCTTTCTTAACTATATTAATGATACAGCAGAAGGATTAGTTGAAAATCTAGCCGAAACAAATTGGCTCTCTATGCTTGGTGGTGGTGTTGGTATCGGATTCGGTATCAGAGCCTCGGATGACAAGTCTGTTGGTGTTATGCCGCATCTCAAGACATATGATAGCTCATCTCTTGCTTATCGCCAAGGTAGGACAAGACGCGGCTCCTATGCTGCATATCTAGATATCTCGCATCCAGACATTACTATGTTCCTCGACATGCGGAGAGCTACTGGCGATCAGAATCTGCGTTGTCTGAATCTACATCACGGAGTTAATATCAGCGATAGATTCATGGAGATCATCGAGAGGTGCATGGTAGATCCTGACGTGGATGACGGTTGGAACTTATGCGATCCACACACTGGAGCGATCAGGGAGACAGTTTCCGCTAAAGAGCTATGGCAGAAGATACTTGAAATGAGAATGGAAACTGGAGAGCCTTACCTTCATTTCATCGACACAAGCAACCGCGAATTGAATCAATTTCAGAAAGACCTGGGCTTGAAAATTCATCAATCGAATTTGTGTTCCGAGATTATTCTGCCTACCAATAAAGATCGAACAGCCGTTTGTTGTTTGTCTTCTGTCAATCTAGAATATTATGATGCATGGTCGAAAGACAATCAATTTCTAAAAGATGTTGCAGAGATGCTAGATAATGTGTTACAATACTTCATAGATAATGCACCTGATCCTGTATCTCGTGCTAAATTTTCAGCAGCACAAGAAAGATCGATTGGCATAGGAGCCCTTGGATATCATGCGTATTTACAGAAGAAAGGAATACCATTTGAGGGTGCAGTTGCTAAGGGCGCGAACATGCGAATGTTCAGGCTAATAAGGAGTAAACTCAATGATGCAAACATGGAACTCGGCAAAGAACGAGGCGAGGCTCCAGATGCAAAAGGCACAGGCCAGCGATTTAGTCATGTTATGGCTATTGCTCCAAATGCGAGTAGCAGCATCATTATGGGCAACACAAGCCCTTCTATTGAACCATATCGTGCAAACGCATATAGACAAGACACCCTCAGTGGCGCTTATCTCAACAAAAATAAGCATCTGGATAACATCATTAAAGCTAAGATTGAGGATAATCCAAAACTTGATTATGATGAAATTTGGTCATCAATAATTTCTAACGATGGTTCAGTTCAACATCTGAAATGTCTTGATGCGTATGAGAAAGAGATATACAAAACAGCAATGGAAATCGACATGCGGTGGGTGATAGAACACGCTGCCGACAGACAGAAATTCATAGATCAAGCCCAGTCACTCAATCTATTTTTTCGTCCTGACGTAAATATCAAGTATCTCCATGCAGCACATTACTTGGCATGGAAGCAAGGGTTAAAGACTCTATATTATTGTCGCTCAGAGAAACTGGGTAAGGCAGATAAAGTCTCGAACAAGATAGAACGCCAGATAATCAAAGAGTTGGATATGACCGCACTCGTTGAGGAAGAAAATTGTTTTGCATGTGAGGGATGACCCTCACATACGCTTGTGAAGGTTGATAAATCATAATAATAATAAGGGAGAAAATTAATGAATACAGTAATTATTAAATCAAGAAGTGACTGCCCATTCTGTAATGATGCTAAGGCTTTCTTACAGGGGATGGAAATTGAGTTTATCGAGGAGACACAACCCACAGGTAAAGTTCCACAGATCATCGTAAACGGCGCAAACATTGGGGGCTATCAAGAGTTGGTCGCTCTATCATCATCTTCCGAATGGAACACATACTTCAGGACTACATAATAAATGTCACCGAAAAAGAAATTGAGCCTACAAGACGAAAGAGATTGTTTTAAACCTTTCAATTATCCATGGGCATATGAGGCGTGGTTAAAGCACGAGCAAAGTCATTGGTTGCACACTGAGGTACCGATGAATGAGGATGTTAAAGATTGGAATGATCACATCAGTGATGCAGAGAAAGCATTCCTGACTAACATCTTCAGATTTTTCACCCAGGGTGATATTGATGTGGCTGGTGGTTATGTAAACAATTACTTGCCATTCTTCCCTCAACCAGAAGTGCGTATGATGTTGATGGGCTTTGCGGCTCGTGAAGCATTACATGTTGCAGCTTACTCGCACCTCATCGAGACTCTTGGAATGCCCGAGTCAACGTATAATGAGTTCTTAGAGTATGAAGCGATGAAAGACAAACATGAATACTTCATGAACATGTCCAACGCTACTTCAGACAAGAAGACGATTGCAACAAACATTGCCGCGTTCTCAGCGTTCACTGAAGGCATGCAGTTGTTCTCCTCGTTTATCATGTTACTGAACTTCCCGCGACATGGCAAGATGAAGGGCATGGGGCAGATTGTTACTTGGTCCATCGTTGATGAGACAATGCACGCCGAGTCCATGATTAAACTGTTCCGTGTGTATATTGAAGAGAATCTAGAGATATGGAATGATGATCTCAAGAACAAGATTTATTCGATAGCAGAGAAGATGGTAGAACTTGAAGATAAGTTTATCGACCTCGCATTCTCGATGGGTCCAATGGAGAATTTGACCAGTGAAGAAGTCAAGAAGTATATTCGATACATTGCAGATAGACGCTTAATTGAATTGGGTCTGAAAGGCATTTTCAAGGTCAAGAAGAATCCACTGGGATGGGTAGAGGAGATGATCAACGCTCCAATCCATACAAACTTCTTTGAAAATAAAAGCACTGATTATGCGCGCGGCGCGTTGTCTGGGGACTGGGGAGAAGTATGGGGAGCATAAAGCCAAAGTTTATTGAATACTTTTATTCTATCGCGACTCGGACCGCAGCATTGTCGCAAGCCGAGAAACTTAAGGTGGGATGTGTCATTGTCAAAGACCATAGAATATTATCTATTGGTTACAATGGTACGCCCACAGGATGGGATAACGTATGCGAAGAAGATATCGGTGAAAGTCGCCAAACCAAAGATTGTGTAATACATGCAGAACGGAATGCGCTTGATAAAATAGCAAAGAGTACAGAATCTTCCGATGGTGCTACGCTGTTTGTTACTCACGCTCCTTGCATTGAATGCGCTAAAAGTATTTACAATACGGGCATACAACAGGTGTACTATATAAATGAGTACGAAGCAAGTATTGGATCAGGTATAGAGTTTTTAGAAAAAGCCGGAGTGAAAGTTTATGTCAAGACCTAAGATATTTGAATGCATACCATGTGAGGCTTCATTTAAGTTGGCACATGACATGTCAGATTCTCATTACATCGAATCCTATTGTGTATTTTGCGGTAGTGAATTAGAACAAGAGGATGCCATGCCACTTAATGAATGGGATGAGGAAGAAGCAAACAATGCAGTCGGTGATGAATGGTGAAGATCACAGTCTGTTGTATAAATAGAAACACACAATAATGGAAATGAACATGAAATATATCAAAGATTTTACCGTAGTCGCGTTACTCACTGCTTTAGTTTGCAGCCCAGCCTTTGCCGCAAAGAAAGAACAAGTACTCTATGATTTTCCGATCACCCGAGTAATTGACGGCGACACTGTTGCATTTGAAGCGAACTTCCTACCTGCACCACTGAAGCAAGAACTAAGCATTCGCGTTTTTGGCGTAGATACTCCAGAGAAAAGCTGGCGTGGTAGTTGCGCGGCAGAGAAAGCGTTGGGCGAAGAAGCATCACAATTCACCAAACATTTCATCGCGCACGGCAGAAAGATCGAAGTCGGCATATTGAACTGGGATAAGTACGGCGGTCGAGTATTGGGTGACATTGTTGTTGATGGTGCCAGCCTACGCTTAGCATTATTAGACAACGGCTATGCGCGTGAATACTTCGGCGACAAGAAAGAATCATGGTGTGATTAATCAATGACTGCTTGGCACGGCGGCAAAGGCTCCGGGAGACGACCGGGGGACCAAGATAAGATAAGAAGCAATTGGGACAATATTTTCGGCAACAAGGAAAAGCCAAAATGTGAACTATGCTCTAAAGGAGAGGACGAGGCAGGTTACTGGTTCTGGCACGAAAAAGAGGGTAGGCTGTGTGATGAATGTGGTATAATGATCAGAAAAGCTGATGCCACAGCAGACGAGGTCTAGTATAAATAGTACATTGATAATGATTCGATGAACTTGATATGCCAGTGATAAAAAAGAGAAAGAAGAAACCCGCAGAGAAAAAGGTCCACCGAGTATATGTAACATACTTCCCTGACGGAAGATACTATATCGGATACTCGTGTAAACCCATTAAACAATATGAAAAGTATTTCGGAAGTGGCACTGCCGTTCTGGAATATGACGGTGATCTTACTAAAGATACCCTAGCAGAATATGAGAAGAAGTCTTATGCTAAAATGCAGGAGCTCCTTCTACAATGGCAATGCCGCGAAGATCCTCGATGCTTAAATGATATGTTGAATATCAGACTGCGGAGAAGTCATCTCGCTGAATTCACACCAATAAAGTGGTCTCCAAGATGATCTTTTTAATACTCCTCATTATATCAGCCCTTTCCGTATCTGCGGTTGCAGGCTACTTCTCCATCATTGGGTTAATGTCAATATTTCCTGCTGTCGTGTATCCCATCATGGCTATGGGTATTGTGCTAGAACTTGCTAAGTTGGTAACCGCCTCATGGCTGTACAGAAACTGGAAGAAAGCAGGAATTCTACTCAGGTCATATTTCACAATGTCTGTTATTATTCTCTCGGTTATCACATCGATGGGTATCTACGGCTATCTGTCCAAAGCACATCTCGAACACACGGTCACCACAGGCGATAAGACACTTCAGATTGATAGAGTAGACGGTAGGATTGCAGCGCAACAGAGGCGCATAGATGACGCTGAACAAGTTATCGGCCAGTTGGACCAAGCAGTCCAGGTGCTGATAAACTACGATAGGATCAGAGGTCGTGACGGATCATTAGCTGTTCGTCAATCACAATCACAAGAGAGACAAACACTCAACACATCTATAGATGACGCTGCCAGCGCGATGGAGACACTCCTAACTGACAAATTGCGACTAGAAACAGAGCAATTGTCTATTGCAGTGGAAGTTGGTCCCATCAAGTACCTCGCTGAATTAATATATGGTGAATCAACCCAAAAAGTACTTGACAAAGCAGTACGTTTTGTGATACTATTGTTAGTGTTAGTATTTGATCCGTTAGCAATACTATTGGTGATCTCCGTTAATATGAGTCTTATGGAGAGAAGAGGTGAATCGATGACATTTCTTGGCGATGACGCTACGGAAGTTGTTGAAGATTTTATGATGGATGCAGTACATGAAGATGGTGAGTTAGTGCAAAATGAGCAGCAACACGAGTCGGTTGAGTTGAGTGAAACAGAGAAAGGCCAGATGAATCGACTCGACAGGAGTTTGCGAAATAAATTAGGTTGGTTAATAGATAATAAGGAAACATAATGAATAGTCCAAAAGTAAATGA